ATATCTTGTCATGAACGAAACTACTGGTTCAAAAGTTGATGGATCAAGAACCACACCGCTTGACATTAATGGAATGTATGGGCAGTAGAACGCTGCTGCGTCTGATTCTGATGAACCTTTGTATCCAATTAGGACATCGTCAGTTGTTGCATAACCGTTTACATACACTTTCATTGCACTGTTTAGTGTTCCAACAAACTTAGTGTTAGTTGGTGCTTCAAAAGTGCCTTCAGTTGTTCTTGCGAACGCAGAAGTAGTTGCAGATTGTAACAGAGTTAATACTGTTGGTGAAACAACAGCCCAGTTACCTGCACCACGACGTGTTCTTTGAGCAATCAAGTTAGAAACACGATTGATTTGAACTGCTAATGCTGCATGTTCGTCACCAACAAATGTTGCTGTTCCTGATACTGCTGCTTGATCGTATGTCAATGCAGTTCCTGCAAGTGTGTTAAGTGAAGTGATAACTTCTTGGTCGATTTCAGCGGTAATTTCTTGCGCTAGTGCAGCCATTACCTCTGCTTCGATATCAATACCCTGTTGTGCTTGAGCATCTTGTGCTGCTTCAAACGTCCAACGAGCTGATAACTTACGAGTTTTCGCTTCAACGGTTTGCTTCAAGATTTGAATTGAAAGTTTGTTTCCAGGAACACCTTCTAACGAAGCAGTTGAACCTGCTTTGATATCGTCGTTACCTGAATAACCTTCAGCAATCTTGAATGGTGATAGTGCTTCTTCACCTGCTGTTGTGCCAGTTCCAGATGAACTTGAGAAAGTGTCTGAATATCTAACACGTAGAGTGTGAATTTGCCCTACTGGTCCAGTCATTGGTTGAACACCAACAAGCTCATTTGCAATTACTGTTGGCATTACACGTCTAATTACTGGTAAAATGACGCGGTTTAATGTTGCGACGTTGCCGGCAGAAGTGGCGCCTGCTGTAGCACTCTCTGACAAATACTTACGGGTATTTTCGAGAGTTGCTGCCATAACAGAACGCTTGTTACCTTGAAGGCCTTCAAGTAGTGCCTCTTTGGTTTCTGACCAGCGTGACTCTAATAGTTGTGACATATTTGTTCTCCTTAAACTTTTAGTCCCGCAAGTCTGCGGATGTCAAAAATCTCAGCGGTCTTTTGCTCCTGACCACTAATTTGTGCTGCCTGTTTATCGCCTGTTACTTCTTTGCCTTCCGTCAACGCTACCTTATCTCTCTTAGGAACATTTCCTTCCATTACAGCGGAAATATACTTGTCAAAGGCTGCGTGCAATTTTTCTGTCTGCACAGATTCTAAAAGTTCACCCATTACTTCCTGCTTATCTTTAGAAAGTGGTGCCATTAATTCTGACATAACTTCTTTACGATGAGAGGAATCTTTAATTTGTGCAATTTCAGATTCTTTGCTTTCAACTAGTTTTTCTGCTTCAGCCGCTTTGGCTTCTGCTTCCTTAACTGCTTCTTCTTTCTGCTTAACAACTTTCATTAGTTTAGCAGTTTCAGATTTTTCATTAAGATGACTAGTTGCGTATTCGCTTGCAAAACTTTCAAAAATTCTGCGACCGAAATCATTTCTGCGTGCTTCCTCGATATCTTCTTTCAACTGTTTCATTTCAGATTTAATACCTTTCGATACTGTTTCCTGAACTGCTACAGATGCTTTATTGATAAAGTCTTTCTTAACTGCTTCAAATTTAGCCTTGCTATCTCTAACAAGTTTAACTTTGGTTTCTGCTAAGTCTTTCTTATCAGCGTGGAATTCTGCGATTTCTTTCGCTAATGAATTCACAATAAAAGATTCAAGTTTAGCAACGTTTCCTGCTACATTTTTACGATCTTCGCGTAGTTCAGCAAGTTCTTTTTTCAAGTTGTTAAGAACAAATGCTTCCATTGCTTTGGAATCATCTTTAATTTTCTTAGCATACTTCGCTCTTGCTTCAATAAGTCCTTGGCGGTCTTCAGCAAACTCAGATAGCTCAGCAGTAATTCTGTCTGAAAGCATCTTTTCTACTGCTTCAACCATTGCGGTCTTATCGTGTTCATACTTTGTTGCGAATTCTTCACGTAATTGTGTAGAGATTTTGTCGCGGTTTTCTTGAACGGCAGTTTCCCAAGCGGATTCAATCTCCGACTTGACTTCTTCGGAAATCACGTTACTTTCAAATAACTGTTTTACGAAATCTAACATTTGTGATTCTCCTTAAGATTTTAGACCTTGAATTACTTTTTTCAAGCTCTCTGCTATAAAACGTTGTGCCTGTGCATCGCCTTGAACTTCTTGTGCTACTTTAAATGCCTGATAACCACCGTTACTATTCATAAGGTGCTCGTAAACTGGTGTTGGATAGGCGCCCGGTGCACTTGGTTGTGCAACAACATCAACAGTAATAATTTCAAAACCATTAACATTGCCTGACCCGTCTACTTCGCCTGATCCACGACTAGAAACTCCTAGTTTCACTCCCGACTCCAACATGGTCGTTACTAATTGACCCATTGGAGTTGGAAGCATTTTAAGTTTTCCGTAGCCGTTAGGACCGTCCATCCACATTTTTGTAATCATGTGGCTAACACGGTCGAGG